TCGTGTAAAATATAACTATGAGTAGGTCAGTTTTTAATAAAGCAAAAGGTTTAGACTTTACCAAAGCACAAATGTTTTTTGGTGATGATTTGGCCGTACAAAGGTATGATACGTTTAAGTATCCTATTTTTGATAAGTTAACACAACAACAATTAGGTTTCTTTTGGAGACCAGAAGAAGTATCATTACAAAAAGACCGTAATGATTACCAAGAATTAAGACCAGAACAAAAAAATATATTTACATCTAATTTGAAATACCAAACAATGTTAGACAGTGTACAAGGCCGTGGACCTTGTTTGGCATTTTTACCCTTTTGTTCTTTACCTGAATTAGAAGGCTGTATTGTAACGTGGGACTTTATGGAAACAATACACAGTAGATCATATACATACATTATTAAAAATTTGTATGCAAATCCAGGTGAAATCTTTGACACAATCATAGAAGATAAGAAGATAGAAGAACGAGCCGAGTCTGTAACAAAATCTTATGATGACCTTATTGAAATGGGTTACAAATATCATTTAACACCAGATAAAGTTGATATGTATGAATTGAAAACTAGATTATGGAAAGCACTAATCACAGTAAACATATTAGAAGGTTTAAGATTCTATGTATCGTTTGCTTGTAGTTTTGCTTTTGGTGAATTAAAACTATTAGAAGGTTCAGCAAAGATTATATCTTTTATTGCAAGAGATGAGAGTCAACATCTAGCCGTATCACAAAGAATAATTAATAACTATAAAGACGTAGAGAACGATAAGATGATGTTAAAGATTATTAAAGATACAGAAAAAGAAGTTTACAAAATGTATGATGATGCTGTAGCTTCAGAAAAACAATGGGCAACTTATTTGTTTTCACAAGGTTCAATGATAGGACTATCAGAAAAACTACTACACCAATTTGTAGAGTATATGGCCAATAGACGTATGAAGGCCATTGGTTTAAATCCTGTTTATGATACTAAGATAAATCCATTACCTTGGGTAGACCATTGGTTGAATAGTAAAGGTCAACAAAATGCTCCGCAAGAAACAGAAATAGAAAGTTATGTTATTGGTGGTATTCAACAAGACGTTAAAAAAGACCAATTTAAAAAGTTTAAACTATAATGATTACTAAACAAACAAAAACTTGTCCTTCCTGTCAAACTAAATATGTAATAGCGTGGAACAATGAGGTACACGAAATGAATCCAATTACGTGTCCATTTTGTAGTCACGAGATAGATGAGGAAGCAAGTGAAACAGACAACGATAGTTGGGATTGATTTTAGTTTAAACTCACCGGCCATTTGTGTCAGTGATGTTAGTCTTAAATTTGAAGATTGTAAATTCTTTTACTTAACAAGTAAGAAAAAACATATAGGTAATATGATGAAGAATATATTAGGTACTGAACACATTGAATATAAAAATCCTATAGAAAGATTTGCTAATCTATCTACTTGGGCATTATCAATCATAAACAAACTAACAAACCCTAAAATTTTCATTGAAGGTTATTCTTATGGTAGTAAAGGTCAAGCCGTATTTCAAATCGCAGAAAACGGTGGCATATTAAAGTATAGATTAAATCAATACGATTATAGAATATTAGTACCAAGTGTAATTAAAAAGTTTGCTACAGGTAAAGGTAACGCAGATAAAAAGATGATGTATGAACAGTTTACAAAAGATACCAATACAAATCTTATGAAAGCCTTTGATATACCTACACTTAACAATCCAATTACAGATATAGTAGATGCTTATTATATAGCTAAAAAAGGTTATTTTGAAAGTAGAATGTGTGGCACTTAAATGAAAATATTAAAAGCTAAGAACTATATAAAAGATATTGATTGTCCTTTGATTGAATTTAAGGTTAATGATATAATGATAATACCTAGTTTAAAATGGTTAAATAAAAGAATGGAAAAATTTACTAAAAGTATTGAAGCACACGGTATGCTATGGCCAGTTATTATAACAGATTTGAAACACTATTGGCAAAAAGATAAAAATTGGCCTAAAGACGATAACGGCATACATATAGATGGCATGGCTGTACATACAGGCAATAAAAGAGTTTTGTATGCTAAATTAAACGGTTACGATTTAATAGAGGGGTATTACGTAAAAACTAAATCATCTAAAGATTGGATTTTAGCAAAAACATTTATATCAAAGGAGAACTGGCCAATATGACAACAGAAAATTTAAAATTAACTAAAGGTTGGTGGTTACCTGTTTGGGACACTCATTTTGAAAAAATGTTAAGAATGAACGATAACAAGTATGAATATCAATATGAACAAAGAAAATATGCATTATCTTGGGTTAAAGATTTTAATTCAAATGCTCTTGATGTAGGAAGTAATATAGGTTTTTGGTCTAAACAATTAACTGAAAAATTTAAACACGTATATGCTTTTGAACCTCATCCTGATAATAATGAATGTTATAAAAAAAATTTAAATCAATATAACAATTATACTTTATACGAAATTGCTGTATCAAATGTAAGTAATAAAATATTAAATTTATATGTGTCACCTGATGAATGTGGTAATGCAAGTTTAAATGATTTTGGTGTAATGGAAGGCACAACCGATAGAAAAATAGAAGCGGTTAGTTTGAAAACAATACCAGTAAAAGTAGACAAAATAGATGATTATAATTTAAAAGATATAGGTTTTATTAAAGTAGATTGTCAAAACCATGAAAAAGAGGTTGTAGAAGGAGCTATACAAACTATTGACAAATATAGTCCTGTATTATGTTTAGAATTGCCAACTAGAAATCAAAAAGAAATAGATTATAGAAACAATATGATAGAATATTTAAAAAAATATAACTACATATATAGAGGTTCAAAGAACAAAGAAACAATATTTACGAGGTAAAATGAAAGTTTTAGTAATAACCAGTTTTAATAAAAAATTATATGATGAATATGCATATAGATTTTTTCAAACATATAATTGGCCATTTGATCTACATGTATATACTGAGGAGTATTTTGCTTTCAATCCTTATGAAGCAGGTGTAGTTGTACATGATTTAAGTAATGATTGTAGAAAATTTGTAGATAGAAACAAAAATAGAAAAATTAAAAACTTTACTGATGATGGTGTTAGATTTTGTTATAAAGTATATTCAGTATGCATGGCTTCTGATTTTAAAATGTATGATGTATTGATATGGTTAGACGCTGATAGCGTATTTTATAAACCTTTAACTTTAGATTTTTTAGAAAAATATTTATATGATAAAGATAAAATGATGACACATTTAGGTAGACCTAATTATTCTGAATGTGGATTTTTATTATGGAATTTAAGACATAAAGATACAAAAGACTATTTTAATGAAATGAAAAAAATGTATAATGAAGATTTAATATATAATGAAAAAGAACAACACGATAGTTATATATGGGACCTTGTAAGAAAAAAATTTGAAAAAGAAAGAGGTACAATGAATATAGATATAGGAGATAAACAAGTAGGTCACGTACAAGCTAGATCAATCTTAGGAACAATATATGACCATACTAAAGGCAAAAGAAAACAATTAGGAAAAAGTCCTGAGGCTAGAATATGATAAACATTTTTGTAGGATATGATAGTAATGAAAAAATAGCACACCATGTATTAACGGAAAGTATATTAAGACGAAGTACAAAACCTGTAGCCATTACACCAATCTATTTACCAAATATTAAAGATGACTTTGTAAGAGAAAGAAACAATCTTTCATCAACAGAATTTTCTTTTAGTAGATTTATTATACCACACCTTATGAACTATCAAGGGTGGGCTTTGTTTATGGATTGTGATATGTTAATGATGGCCGATATTGCAGAACTATGGCGACTAAGAGATGACAAATATGCTGTACAAGTTTGTAAACACGATTATACACCTAAAGATGAAACAAAATTTCTAGGTCAAGTACAAACAAAATACATCAAAAAGAATTGGTCTAGTTTTATGTTAATGAATTGTAAAAAGTGTACAACATTAACACCAGACTATGTAAATAAGGCCAGTGGTTTAGAATTACACCAGTTTAAGTGGTTAGAAAATGAAGAACTAATAGGTTCATTACCATTAGAATGGAATTGGTTAGTCGGCGAATACCCTTATAAAGAAGATGTTAAAAATGTACATTATACGGACGGTGGCCCATATTTTAATGACTATAATACTTGTGATTATTCAAGTGAATGGTATAACATTTATACAAACACAGTAAAAATACAGATTCAAAAATGATTTATGGTTTCGGTACAAGACCGGCTACAAATACTGTTGTTGAAAATTTTTTAAATAGTACAGAACATCATTATTATAATAACGCTAAAAACATGCAACCTTATGAAATGAGTTTTTGGCCAGATTTTGTTTGGCATAAGTGGATAGAACAAAAAATTCCTATTGCTGTTTTAGGAATATTAAGAGGCACTGAACAATTATTATGGAGAGCAAAAGAAAATAAAATAAATTATTATTATATCGATCATGCATATTTTTTTAGAGCAGATAAACACATTAATAATAAAATAACAAATGAAAGAAGTTATAGAGTTTGTTTAAATACTGAAAATCTAAATTTTTTAACAAACAAAAGTCTTATAGATGTTGATTACGCAAGAATAGAAAAAAATAAAAACTTAATGTTACCTAGAAAAGTAACAAGAAAATCTGGTAAAAGAATTTTAATTTGTCCTCCTTCTTTTGCTATAGGAAGATTTTATAAATTTGAAAATGGTGTACAAACATGGTTAGATAATGTTGTTAAAATTATTAAATCTCAAACTGACAAAGAAATATGTTTTAGATTTAAAGAAAGCAGAATACCTTTAATGCAAGACTTAGAGGATGTTTATTGTGTTGTAACATATCAATCAACAATGGCTATAGAAGCTATACTAAATGGTGTACCTGTGTATTGTGATGAATCTTCATCATCAGCTCCTGTTTCCAATACGCATTTAAATATTTCGCAAACTTATTTTCCCACCAATGATGAGATAGAAAATTGGATAATTAACCTATTAGCAAATCAATTTACTATAGAAGAAATGAACTCCGGCTTGGCTTTAAATACAGTACAAAGATTACAAGGTGATAATTACATAAAATGATAACAACACATTTTATAAATTGGGATAAATGTTTATCACACCAGATATGGCCTGCCATTACTAAAGGTTGGCCTGACACAGACAAACACGTACACTTCTTTTGGGGATTAGCTGGTAATAATGTTAAGAAGATTAAAGAAGTATCCGATAAAGGAGAAGAATGGTGGTATATAGATACTGGTTATTTTGGCATGCCTATTAAAAGATATCCTGAACCTATGATATTAGATAAGAATAAAACTTATTTTAGAATAGTAAAAGGCAAACTACATACAATTAGAGGTAAAGTAGGTACAGGCCATAGATTAAATGAATTAGAAAATAAAGGTATAGATGTAAATTTTAAAGGTTGGAATACAGGCGATACTAAACATATTTTATTATGTCCATCTTCACCTACAGTAACGTATCATATCAATGGTATAAGCCAAGAAGAATGGATCAAAGAAGTAACAAATACATTAAAACAATTTACACAAAGAGAAATACGAGTAAGAAATAAACCAAGGCCTGATAATCAATGGTGGGGAACAGATATTAAAGATGAACTTAAAGATTGTCATTGTCTAATAACTAATATGAGTTTGTCAGCTATAGATGCAGTAATGAATATGGTGCCAGTTATATGTCATACAGATAACATAGTATCGCCTATAGCTTCACACGATTTAAAGTTTGTAGAGAAACCATTAAGACCAGGTCGCAAGACAATGAATGAGTGGTTAAAATATGTGGCTGAAAATCAATTTACTTTAGAAGAAATATCTAATGGTATAGCATACAAAACATTAAAGGAACAAGACATATGATAAATGTTTGTTGTGTATATTATGGTGACAAATATAAACCAGAGTATGTACAAAAATTATATAATATGGTTAAAAGACACCTTACAATACCTTTTGAGTTTTATTGTTTCACAGACCATGTTAATCTATTTGATTTGGTTTATGGTAAAATACATTTTAAATCATTTCCACGACACGATATGGAAGGTTGGTGGAATAAATTACAACTATTTCATCCTGAAACAGGTTTAGAAGGCGTAAATTTATATTTTGATTTAGATGTTGTTATATTAAAAAATATAGATTGTTTTGCTACACACGGTGATGATACAACTTTTGGTATTACTAATGATTTCGGACAACCTACAAACATTTATAATTCAAGTATAATGAAATGGAATAATATCAATGCTTCATCTTTAATATGGGACAAATATTTTACAGATAGGATAACTTGGAGAAAAGTACAAGGAGACCAAAACGTAATAACAGATTTGATAAAAAACAATCCTATAGTAAAACCTTTTCCTGATGAATGGACTTTTTCATATAAATGGTTTAGTAGAACACAACCACGTTTTCCTAAAAACCAATGGACATTTGAACAAGATATGAATGCTAATGTGGCCGTCTTTCACGGTAACCCTAATCCACACGAATCAGAACAACAATGGGTCAAAGATAACTGGAAATAATTCGCACTTTACCTTCATTAGAACAAAACGTGAACGAATAATACGGCTAAGTTATTGATTTTACACACAAGAATCTTTATTGGAACGCTTGATTTATTGTAAAAAAGGTGTTATATTATATGTATAACTAATTGAAAAGGACTATATTATGATATATTTAAACAAAGATGACGTTGGTAAAAACGTTTATAGAGTAGTGCAAGACTACACTGTACAAATATCTTACTTAGTAAAAGCTAAAGATGCTAACCAAGCAAGAGATATTTCTTTAGAATACGGTGGTTTTAACACAGATAGTTTTAGAGAACTTATAAGAGAAGATTCAGGCCAGTTAGAGTTAGATTACTATGATACTGGTTATGATAATCAAACTGAAGAAATGTTAGGTAAAGTTGTGGTTGATACACTTGACCAAGATGAAGTTGAACTTGACAAATATGCTACAGAAGGAACAATATAATGACAAACATTGAACTCATACAAATAGAAATACTTAATCAAATTATAAGAGAAATTGATAACGAAGATTTAGAAGCGGCTAGAAATACGGCCGTTAGATTTAGAGATAAACTACAAGAAGATGTAGATAAAGCAGAATCAGATATTGATACACAATTAAACTTAGAGAACGAAAGCAAATATGGTAAATA